GCATAGGACGTGACCTGCGTGTTGGAAGAAGCTGCGGCGATCTGAACCTTAAAAGTCTCGGTCGCGGCCGAACCGGGCCCGGCGAAAGCCGCTGTCAGCGTAAAAGCGCCGGCGGTCCCGGCAGACAGCACGGAACTTTCGACAACCCATTTTGCGACCTCAGTGCCCCCGCGCAGAACGCGGTAATAGATGGCCTGAAGTCCGCCATTCGGATACGGCCGGACGTTCAGCGTGACCCGCAGCATCCTGTTCGCGCCGTAGCTGCACGAAGCGTCCAGCCCCTCGTCCTGAAACGTCGTGTGCGTTGCCGAGGTCTGGAATGAGCTCGTCAGGCTCTCGTATCCGAGGATGCCCCAGGGCAACCTGTTCATCTGCGCGGCGGTCAGGATGGCGCCGGCGGTAAAAATGCTGTTGGGGTTGATAGCCATTGGCGTCTCCTAAAAGGCCAGCAGGTTGTTGTCGAGCGTGCCGAAGATGGCGTTGTCCAGCGTCAGGTAAGCGTTGTTGTCCGTACTTTCGAAGGTGAACCGGACGACATGACTCGCGGGCGTGATCTGGTGCGCCACGCCTGTGGTAATCAACGTCTGCGTGACGGACGCCGGGGAACCGGACGGAAACGATTTCTTCACGCTGACCACGTCAGTGATGTCGGTGTTCAGCACGTCCAGCTGCTGAGACGACGACAGAGCGGCCAGCTCGATCTGCACTCCGGTAAAGCGCAAAACCGGGTCGGCGTACTTGCCCAGCAAGTAGTTGCCCAAGGCGGCCACTTCGGTTGTGGTGCTGTTGAGCAGGTCGAGCTTGGAAAGCTGCTGCGCTTGGTACTGCGCGATGGATGACGTCTTAGAAGTGATCTGAACAGCGCCAGCCGGCGACTGTGTCTGAATGTAGTTGTAGAGAAGCTGGTCGCCGTAGTTATTCGTCAGCGTCTGATACTTGACGCCGGTGCCGTCGTCGGTGAACTGGATCGTCGGCGTGGCGTTAAGCGCCGATGACCGGCCCCTGAACGTCAGGGTGCCGTCGCCAGAGACGAAAAAGTAACCCTGCTCAGATGCGCTCACCAGCTGCAGGTACTGCAATACGTTTGTGCCGGCCTGCACCAGATAGGCGCCAAGGGTCGAGCTGCCGGTGTCAATAGACCGTGGCCCCTGGTACACGACCTCGGGAAGCGCCAGCACAGCGGCCACGCGGGCGCCGGATGACTGTGCGGTTGGCGTCCACTCGTTCATGTTCTGGTTGGCCAGCACCGTAAAGGGGTCAGAACATGCTGCCGTCACATAGTTGGCTTGGGCGCTGATTCCGTAATCCAGCTTCCAATCGCCCACGACACCGCAAAAGATTTCGACGCCGTCGGCATAGATTTCGACCGGGTTACGCGGCGCGACGTAGGGGTAATACGGCGCTGCGGTATTGAGCGGGTCGAGTATGCGCGTGGGGTCGCGGAACCTCAGCGAAGCGGTGCCGGCGTTGAATTGCTCCATTTCGCGGTTGCGGCCCCTGGTGATGGTGATGCTTTCGACCATGCTGGTCAGGTTGACCATCTGGACGCCGCCGAGGGTGCCGGTGTCGAGCTTGCCGTAAATGGCGTTGTCGAGCTGGAACGGCGTGGCGAACCCCGTGGTCGTCTCGAACCCGACCAGCACAGTGATGTCGGGCGTGTGACTCATGCCGCGGCAAACACCGGGCCCGACCGGCGCTGCGCCTGCTGGATGGCCTCAATGATCTGCTGCCCGACCTGCTCGGGGCTTGACACCAGCCCGGCCTGCACGTTGATCGTGATGCCGCCGCCGAGGCTGCCGGCGCGGGACAGGGGCACGACCGCCTCGGGCCCGGCCTCCCCGATGATGGCCAGCGTGGGCTGCGTGACGATACCGCCCTTCGCCAGCTTGGGGATGTTCGGGATGTTCGGGACATCGTCAAAGGGGTTGACGTTGTTGATCAGGCCGATGCCCTTGTTGATCCCGGCGATGCCCTTGTTGAGCGCGTCGATTAGGGTGTTGATCGCGCCCTTGATGATGTTGCCCAGGGCGCCCGCTCCGGCTTCAAGTCCGTCGCCGATCCAGCCAATGATGTTCTTGCCGATGTCTTTAATGTCACCGGCAAGGCCGCGGACCTTGCCCGCCAGGGCAGAGGCAAAGCCGCTGATCTTGTCCCAGATGGCGTCGGCCAGTGACGTGACGCCGTTCTTGATCCACTGGATTACGGCGCCGCCAATGCTCCCGAGTCCATCCACCCAGCCGTTCGCCAGCGACAGCAACGCCGATGGCATGTTGCGGATCACGTCCCACACCTTGCCGGCGAGGTTCACGACGCCATCAGCGATCCCCTTCACGATGGCCTTGCCGATGTCGAGCGCAACGGTCAGCACCGTCGCGGGGAAGGCCAGCAGCCATGACTTGATGCCGTCGATGACGCCGCCCACAACCTGCTTCAACCCATCCCACGCCCGGGAGAAGTCGCCCGACAGGATCCCGGCCACCACGTTGATCACGCCCTTGACCACGTCAAACGCCGCCTGCACAGGACCTTTGAAGAAGTCAACGACGACGCCCACGGCCTTCTTGATGCCGTCCCAGACGCCTTCCATCACGCTGCGAAACGTCTCAGACTTGTTCCACAGGATCATGATGCCGGCGACCAGCAGCGCCACAGCGGCGATTACCAACCCGATGGGGTTGGTCAGCAGGCTGATCATGCAAAACACCTTCATGGCGGCGTTCACGGCCAGCACAGCGACGGCCAGACCGCCGAACACGCCAGCCAGCACGACGATCAGCTTGCTGTTCTCCTGCGCGAACTTGCCCACCGACTGCAGGATTGGCAGAAACGCCTCGAACACTGGCAGCAGCGCCGCGCCGATGCTCTCCTTGGTTTCGTCTAGGGTGATCTGCAGGCGCTTGAACTGGCCGGCGGCGGTGTTGGCGTTGCTCGCCGCAGCTCCCCCGGTAAGCCGCGCCAGCTCCTTCTGCGCCGCCCCGAAGTCCTTGGACTTGATGATGCCCTCGTCGAAACCCGGGATCAGCTTCTTCAGGGCGCCGAGGTTGCCCCCGTATGCCTTGGCCAGACCTGTGGTTACGGCCTCGAGCGGCTTCCCCGTCGCCGCGGAAGTGTCCAGGGCGATTTTCAGCAGGTCCTGCGCCTTGCCGACATCGCCGGTGGCGGTGGCGAGCTTGCCAAGCGCCGGGCGCAGCTCGTCATCGGCCACGCCGACGGCCTGCGACATCGAGCTGATGTAGTCCTCGGTCGACTTCAGCGTGGCGTCGTTGGCCCCGGCCACGCGCCGCAGGACCCCCGCCAGCTTGTCCTGCGCCTGAGCATCCTCGGCCGCGGCCTTGGCTGCGACGACAGCGCCGGCGGCGAGCGCACCGACCGCGGCTGCCGCGGGCAGTGCCGCCTTGCGGATCAGAAAGCCAGCCTTCTCGCCGGCGCCCTCCAGCTTCTCGAACTGCTTAATGCCCTTTTCGAGCCCTGAGCCCTTGAAGTCGGTGATGATCGGGATGGTTATTGCCATTAGCCCACCATCCCCTGTACGGCCTTCTCAGCGTCTCTGACGATGTCGCCCACGCCCGCCTCGATCTTGCCGGCGTAGCGGTCGTAGGTCGGCCACAGCACGCGGGGGTTCCGCGCCCGCAGGTTGCGCCCGAAGGTGTTGCCCTGCGTGACGACCTCGAAGATGGCGCCGGCGGCGGTGCCCTGCGTGACGTACACCACGCTGTTGGCGTTTCGGCGCGTGGAGGTCTTGACCTTGACGCCCTGGCGGACCTTGCCGGGATCCCACGGCAGCCTTCCGGCCCACTGCCGCGCCATGCCCGACATCGGCAGGACCGGGTATCCGGCCTTGGCCGCGGCGACCATCGGCGCGACCACGCCCTTGATGTCGCGGTTGAACTGCTTACGCAGCTCGGGATCCAGCTGCCGCAGCGCCTTGATCGTGTCCTTGACCCCCACGACCTCGATGCTGGCTGACCCCGGCACTATCCCCTGCTCTCGTTCATGACCTCGATCACGGTGCTGAGGTCTTTCGTCGTAAAAGGTACATCTGGGGGCCAGAAGCCCGTCCTAACCAGCACGACCGCTAGCTGCCGGCTGACTGTCCCCCGTCCGTAGGGTTTGCGTTTGCCTCTTCATCCTCGACCACGGTGAGGTCGCTGACGACATCCAGAAAGTCGTCAAACTCATCCGGCACGTCGACGCCGCTGTTCTGCGCCGCCCGCCATGCCATGTAGGCGATGTATTCCAGCCGGGGCTGCATCGACAGCACCGACGCCCCGATGTTGAAGTGTCGCTCGAACTGCACGACCGTCTTGGCGCCGGTGATGTCGACAGCATGGGATACCCCGTCGATCTTGAAGCTGATGTTGTTAGACACCTGCTGTTCCCCCTTGGTTGATGACTACGGCGTGATGTCGCGGACCCAGGTGCCCCCGCTGAAGGAAACCTCGAACACCTGCAGCTCACCGACCGTGTAGGTGATCGGGTAGTTGGCGATCATCGTGTTGGTGATGGTCCACTCGGGGTTGTCCGCAGCTACGGCCGCGTCGGCCTTCTTGACGACAATCGTGGTGTCGCCCTGGCCGACCTCGGCGTAAATGGTCGCCTCGACCTCGGACGATCCGTAGCTGCCGTACAGTGTCAGGGTTCCCTCTACCGTCTGCAGACCGCCCACCATGCGCTCGCCGGTGTCGCCGAACGCCGTGGAGGTCAGCGGGTTCTGCCCCAGCGTCAGCGTCACGGCGCTGCACTGGTCCTTAAGGTCCACGGCGTTCACGGTGATGACGCCGGGCTGTGAGAGATAAGTCGTGGTCGCCATCTCGGCTAGCTCCTCATGGTTGATACGCGAACGGTGAGGTCATAGGTCGGGATTTCCTGCCCGCTCAGAAGAATGACCCCGGGGATACCACGAATCAGCGACAGGGCGCTGTTCATGATCGTGTCGGCCGTGGTGATCAGGTAATCGGTGGCGTCTTGGTTGCCCGGTGGCGCCGCCAGCACCTTCAGGTCGATTTCGATTTCCGCAATGTTGCTGTTGAACGCGGTGAACGTGGGCGGATCGACCAGCACCGTCATCGGGCGTGCGTTACGCGGATCCGTGACGGCCTTGATCCCCAGCCCGGTCAGGGTCGCCACGACGGTCGCCTGGGCAGCCGCGAAGATGCCGGTGGCGGTCATGCGACCTGCGAACGGTTGACGCCCAGCAGCCGGTTGATCTGGCCGTTGGACCCGAACGGGATGGGCGTGCCCATCTGCTCGAATGATGCGAAGGAGTCGATGCTGCCGCGCTCGCGGTACAGGCTGGCGGCAAACATGACGGTGCCCAGCTTCACGTCGCCCCCTGGCACCGTGGTCAGGCTGTCGTAGTAGCCCGCCTCGCGCCGGCGGCGGTATGCGTATGCGTTGGCCGCGTTCACGCAGCTGGTGATGAACGCCGTGTCGTTGGCCGTGGCCGAGGCAATCCCCAGCCATTCGACGACATCGGCCGATGCGATCCATGTGCAGCTGGTCGTGAAGGTCAGCGTGCCCGGCGTCGACAGGACTGCCCTGGCAACGTCGGCGTGGCTCTTCTGGAACAGCAGCTGGTTGACGATGATCTCGGCGTAGTCGTATTCGAGGTTGCCTTCCTCGTCCACGCCGATCAGCAGGTGCGTGGGCACGCTGTACACCGTGTAGGTGCCATTCAGCGTGGCCCCCAGCCCCGACAGGGGGACGGACTGCCCGATGCCGATGTCAGTGCCCTCGGCGGTCTGCACGACCAGATGGTTCGCGGTGACCTGTCGAGCGATGACGCTGTACGTCGCCATGAGCAGTCCGTTACCTGTCAGTGCCTAGACGAAGTTGGCCTTGATGAACTTCGTGTCGTCGATCATGCAGGTGGCGAAGTAGCCACGCCACGCCAGCGTGCGCGAGAGCTCGCTGGGGTTGTCGACGGTAAGCGCACCCTTCTGCTGCTCGTACAGCTCGTAGCCGCTGGCGTCACCGATGATCAGCGTGGCGGCGTCGAAGTTGCGCGACATCACGACCTGCAGGCCCCAGGCGGTGCCGTTGCCGGTCCCGAAGGTCATGCCGCCCAGTGCGTTGCTCGGCGCGACGGCCGGGAACATCGGGCGCTTGCTGTCGTCCGACAGGCGCACCAGCTCGCCCCACATGCTCGGGTTGACGAACAGGTGGGTCGGGAAGTTGCCCTCGGACGCCGTGACAATCGTCTCTGCGGCGGTGGCGATCCAGTCTGCCCAGTAGGACGGGTCACCGACCGATGCGGCGGTGAAGTTGTCGCTGTTGCTGACGCCGGCCACGAGGTTGTCGGCCGCGACCTCTTCGGTGGCCGATGCGTAGATGCGCCCCATGTCGTCGAGGATCAGCTGCAGCACGGCCGGGTCGGTCCAGTCCAGGTCCTGCTCGCTGATCTTGACGTAGCCGCCGTAGGTGCCCTTGGTCACCTGAATGTCGTCCACGACGAACGTGCCCGACTGCAGCGTGTCGAACTCAGCCGCCTGCGCCGCCATGCTGGTGTGCGTGACGACCTTCGGACGGATGAACACCTTGCCGCCGGCCGGCATGGCGCGGGCGCCGATGGCGTCCACGATGGGCCGGTTGCCGACGAAGTTGTTGTAGACCGGGCCGAGGATCGGCGTCGGGATGATGCCGGGCGTGTCCGCCACGGCGACCTCGGGCGCAGCGGCCTGCACGGCCCGCTGCATCTTCTCGAAGTCTGCCCCGCCCTTGATCATGGCCGCGACGTACTCGACTGCGCTGGGCAGCTCGGGCTTCGCCTGGGCGTACAGGATGGGGTTGGTCGGGATGGTGGCCTCGGCCTCGATGGGCTCGGCCTCGATCTTGGCCTCGGACATTTCCAGATTCTCCTGCTCGGTGTTGGTGATGGTCTGCTCCCCCTGGTCCTGCTCTCCCTGCTCGTCTGCCTCAGCAGGGGCCTCAGCGGCAATCTCGGTGATGACGGCTTGAGGGAACGCGGGAACCGCCACCAGCGACAGCTCGACCAGCTGCGCCTCAGTGACGGTCATGACGCCCTCGGCGTCCGTAGTGAACTTGGTGGGCTGGGCCCCGACGCTGACGGCGTCGTATGCGCCCGCCTTCAGCAGCTCGATGGCGTCCCGGCTGGCCGTGGTGTTCGCCAGCGTGGCCTCGAACTCGAGACCGTCGTCGCCGTCGACCAGCGTGTTCACGATCCCGCGCAGCTGCGTCAGGTCGTGGTTTTCGATCAGCTTGGCCGGCTTCTGGCCGGTGTCGAAGGCGCCGCGGGAAAAACGCACCTTCTCGCCGCCGGAAACGGTGGCAACGGTGTCCCACGGCACAGCGATGCCGGCGATGCGTGCCGGCTCGGTGCCGTCGCCCGCCTGAGCGGTGATCAGGCTGGCATCGGCGTTGAAGCGAATCATGCGGTCTGCTCCCTGTCAGTCGCCGGCGCCTGCTCGGCCGGCATGGGCTCGGTGGGCATGAACTCGTCCAGGTAGTCCTCAACGGCGAAGCGGACGTGACGGCCGCGGGGCAGCACGTCGTCCATGCTCAGGCGCTCTTCGATGGCGTGCAGGATCGGCCGGGCGCCGAACAGGATCAGGTCCTGCCGGGCCTGCTGGGCGTTGGCGTAGGTCATCCCCGACTGGTCAATGGCCAGCAGGTACGCGGGGATGTCCATGAGCCGCGACAGCTCCTTGGTCTGGTACTCGCGGCCTTCCACCAGCTGCAGCTTCGACGGGTCCACGTCAAACGATTCAAAGCTCACCAGCTCGTTCAGCGCCCCGATGGCGTTGGTGCGGCGGTTTGCCGCCCAGGCGGCAGCCATTTCGGCCAGCTCTTCGCCGCTCATGGGCTCGCCGCCCTTCTGCTGCAGGTAGCCGGCGGCGATTTCGTTAGTGGCAAAGCGTTCGGCGGACTGATCCAGCCGCAGGGCGATCTTGATGGCGCGGGCGCCGGTGTAGATGACGCCGATGCTCCCGCTGTGGAACTGGATCAGGTTGCTGACATCGAGCGGCACGCCGTTGAAGTCGACCTTGGCGGCCGGGCCAAACCATTCCGGCGGGGCGTTGTCGGGCGTGCTGCACAGGTTGGCCGGAAGCCACTGAAACGTCGCCGGGTAGCCGGTGGCATAGCGGGATGTCACCAGCCAGAAGGCGCGGCCGTACAGGATCAGGTCGCGGGCCGTCTTGCTCATGACGAAGTTGCGCGTGGTCTTGGGATCGGGGCGCGTCATCCAGCTCTCGCCCTCGATGTACAGCTTCTCGTACCGCTGCCCGGTCCACTGCAGCGTGTAGGAGCGCAGGTCAATCGTGGCCGCGACGGTCGACAGCAGGCTGATCGCCCTGGCAACGGTCGGGACCGAAAGTGCGGCTTCCTCGGACGCCCCCACGCTGTATCCGAGGAAACCATCACCCTGGGGCGCGCCCGCCGCAGCCGCCAGGGGAGCTGAGGCCATTTCGGGTTCGGCCTTAGTCGTCTTAGGGAAGAGGGGCATAAAAGAAGTTTCCGCCGGGGTAAGTGTAATTACAAGGCCAGCGGGATAAAGATACGAAATGACACCTATGAAGCCCGGCGGGGGAACCGACCGGGCCCCATAGGCGCCCCGATGCTACCGACCGAAGGCGATAGCAGGCTTTGCGCGTGTCGCTGGCTTGGCGATCAGTGACGCGGCGAAGATAAGGCAACGTGCCAGGGTGATCGGTCCTGAGCTGCGCTGCGACGACAGGGCATAGCCCCGCTGGGTCTTGACGCCCACGGCCCGGTCGACGTGCTCGGCCAGCATCTGCTCGCCGGTGTGGACGATGCGCCCCTCAGTGATCAGCTGCCGGATCGTGCCGGTATGGGTCGCCAGCTCGGCGTAGCCCACTTGCACCTTCTTGCGCGTCAGCGCCGGCGGGGCGATGTCGAACAGCGACGGGGTCAGCGCAACGTGGTCGCAGCTGGGGGCTGCGGCCTCGATGGCCTGCCAGCAGCCGGCGAGCGAGTCGGCCAGAAACTCCACCGTGACACCGATGATGTCGTCCCCCATGCGCTGCGCCCTTACGCCACAGTACAGCGACTCGTCAATCGAGCTATCGACCGCCAGCACGCCGCCGGCCGGGACGGCGTCGACCTTCAGCGAGTCGAACAGCCCCGGCGGCAGCCAGCTGCGTTCTGAGCTGATCCAGACGTTCAGCGATGCCCGCAGGAACGCGGCCTTGTCGACCTGCTGCGCCTCGTCGGCCAGCACGTCGGGCTCGAGGGTGTAGCCCAGGGCAGGGTTCGCCATCTTCCACAGCTCGGGGCTGGTCATGGGATCTATTCCCGGCGGGACCGACCATTCCGCAAAGTAGAGCTTGGTCTGCTTCCCCTCGTCGATGGCCCTAAGCCCCTCTTCGCGCATCTGCAGCATCGCTTGGCTGTCCTCGGTGCCGGCGGTCGACCAGCACGACAGCAGCGGCGACTTCATTACCCGTTGCGACGGCAGGGCGCCGTTCAGCAGCACGTCCCGGCTGATGTTCCAGACCTCGTCCGCGATGATGTAGGTGGGGCTGAAGCCGTGGAACGCCTTGGGGGTTGCGGCCTGCACCAGCCAGCGTGTGCCATCGGGCATGATGACCTCGTTGCGGCCGTAGCTCCACTTCACTTTGGCGCCAAACTCCTTTTCAAGGATGGGCGCCAGCGCCTCAAAGATTTCCACGGCGAGGTCGAGCTGGTGCGCGGTGTTGATCACAAGGATGGGTTCGCCGCGCCGCTTGGGCTCTTCTGTCAACGCCCAGGCGATCAGCGCCTTCAGGGCCAGCGTCTTGCCGTTCTGGCGTGCGACCGACACCAGACTTCGCCGGCGGACCAGATTCCCCTCTTCGTCGTGTTCGAGTTGGCCATCGAGCGCCATGCGCTGCCAGGGCATCAGCTCCACGCCCAGCAATTCCTTGGCGACCTTGGCGACCTGCCCCCCGTAGGACCATGTTCCCTGCATGGGCGTGATCAGCCTGGGCGCGATCAGGTCAGATTCGCCGGCGTCGTTCTTCTTGGCTTTCTTCCCCGATGGTTTGGGCTCTTTCATCCCCCCTTCAGATAGACAGGAAATTGGGGTCGGGGTCAACGTTGCTTCGGTTTCAAAAAAGGCCGGCGCGTTTTTTCCTTCAATCGCCTTCGACCGCGCCTGCACTTGCATCGCTCTTTTCTTGGCAAGGTGTTCCGCTCCCCGCCTGGCGTTGCACTTCTTGCACGCACCGACCCAGTTGGTCTGGTCGGTCGGGTCGATGCCGGCGTTGACAGGGATGACGTGGTCTACCTCCACCGCCTTGGCCCGCTTGCACCAGTGGCATGGCCCATCCCATTCGGTGAGGAACCTGTCGCGCTGTGCGCGGTAGCTGCGACCGGCTAGGTCTTTCCTCTTCGGTGGGATTGGTCTGCCCTTCCTTTTGTTTAGTTCTTAGTTCTTAGTTCTTCTTATGAGGCCGGGCAAACCGGCGCCGGTTTCTCAGGCCCCGGTATCCCGAGTTATCCACAGGTCACGGCCAGTTATCCACAGCCTCATCGCAGGCGAACACCCACGGTTCAGCGGTCACGATGTAGTGCGTCGTGAACCTGCCGTCGTCGCCTTGGCGTTTCATCAGCTCCATGTAGCCCACGCTGATCAGCTCACGAATGGCAGCACGCACAGCGTCACGACCTTCCCCCGTTTCAAGTGTCAGGCGATGGCTGGACACCTGCCAGTCGGGAGGCATGGACAGCAGGTAACACAGCAGGCCGCGGGCCCGGTAACTCAGCAGCTCGTCACGCAGCACGCGGTTGGGGATCACGGTGAAGTCACGGTTGGGGCGGGGGCCGTGGATGATCACCGCTTTCCCCCCAGGCGCTTCTGGATCTTGTCGAGGTCGGCCGGGCGCCAGATGCGCCACTCGCCGCCGGCGGAACGGATGACCTGCCCCCACCTGTACTGCGCGTCTGACACGGCGCCGGTCGGGCTCTTCAGCTCCGCGAAGATGACGCCCCGCGTGGGATGGGCCAGCACGAGGTCGGGGAACCCCACGTCGCCGGTGATGGGGGTAAGCCAGCGGTCGCCCTGCTTCGCCGGTCTGGTGTGCTGCACCAGCCAGCCGAGGGTTTGCGCGAGCTGCACGACCTGCGACTGGAACGCAGCCTCGGGCCCCTTACCCATCGGCCCGGGCCTTCTGCTCCTTGGCCAGCTGCATGGCCCGGTCCTCTTCCTCCTTCACCAGCCGGGCCCGCGCCTTCAGGCTGGCCTCGATGACCTTGCCCTTCGCCGGCGTCAGCTCCTTGAACATGCTGACGTTGTGCGTGGCCAGCGCACCCTTCACCAGCTCTTCGCCCCATTCGGCAACCAGCCTTTCGTACAGCTCCTTGCCTGCTTCCTTGTCGCCTTGGGCTGCGTCGTCCACGACCTGCTCGCGCAGGTGTTCAAGGTTGCGCTCGACCGCGGCCGGCAGGGGTTCCTTCTTCTCGGGCTTCTTGGGCTTCTCCTTGGTCCACAGCGAACCGGCCACGCCCCGCCGCATCCCGGCGTTCCTCAGCGCGTCCCCGATCAGCTCCTTGATGGCGTCCCGCTTGCCGGGCTCGCATGAGCCATAGCCGGGGATGGTCGTGCCGCACAGCGTCAGCGTGATCCATAGGCCGACCGGGTTGCCCTTGGCGTCACGCTCGATGACGGGTTGGCCGTGGTCGTCGAAGCCCATCGGGGCCCACGTCCATTCGGGGTCCACTTCGCTGAACGCCCTGGACACCCAGACGTGCGACAGGTACTTGAGCTGCATCCCCCCTTTGGGCAGGGTGTCGATCAGCTCTTCAGGTGGGGTCCACCACGCACTGAGAAGCCCCTGAAGCGCCTCGCGGCGCTCCTTGGGGGTCTGGTGCCCGTTGATGCTCGTCACGCTCGCCAATGGCGTCTCGTCGCTCATGCCGTTTCCTTTCCTCGCACGATGACATGCAGGCCGTGGTCGCTCTTGCCGTACTCGGGGTGATCCTTGGCGAACGGCAACTGCATCCAACGCACTTCCAACCACAGGTCACGATCATCGATCAACATGCGGACCTTGTTGGTGTTCAGGCCAATGCGCTGCGAGATATCCGAAGCCGTAAGCGGACAGCACATACCCCCTTGGTAGTGCCGTGCCCACTTCCATGTGTGGATTCGGCTGGTGATGTGACGCTCGATGCGACGGGCCAGTTCCCAATCGGAGAGAAAGGCCGGCGTGTCAGGTACGTCATCCGGTATCGCCATCTGTCCTGCCGCCTTGTCTGACAACGAGGACTCAACCAACAGCAACTGCATTTCTGCCACCGACTGCTGCAACGCCTCAACAGTTCGCTGCAGCTCGTCAATCTTCTTCAGCCTGGTGACTACTTCCGTCAGTTGCATCGTTCCCCCGATGTTCGTTATTTACATCTGTACGTCAAATGCAAAGACGCCGGATCAATCGGCATCCTCGTACAGCGTTTCCATGGACCGGCCCCACGCCTTGTCAACGCGGTCCTGCTCCATCTGTAGCTCTTCCTGCCATTCGCTGGCGGAATGCCAGTAGAACCAACCTGGGCACGGGCAGGGCGTGTCAGGCGGGTGGCAGCGACAGCTGCCTGGCGGCACCGTCTTGGCCGACGGTCCAGCGTGGATGCGGTCAGGGTGACCACAGTGCGGGCATTTCATTCGGTTCCCCCTTCGTGAAGCTGAACAGACCCTAGCGGTTCATGCGGATCCACAGCCCCAGCCAGACCAGCCGCCCGTCACGCCATGGCTGGCGACGGCCACCGCCACATGCTCGGCCCACGTTCGCGGAGGTAAGTAGCCGGTGATGCGAATTCCTACCGCTTGTGTTTGGTAGTACATCCCCAGAGGCCCCCTGAACTTGCCATTGGGGTACCAGTCCAGGCGCTTGCCCGTTTCGCACACGGCGACTCTGTGCGCCTTATTCCAGTTGTACGCGCCGACCCTGCGCTTGATTTCCGCCGGCGTCGGTGATGGTGGCCATGCCATGCGGTCGCGCTTCAGCTGCTCGGCGCAGGCTTTCTTTGCAGCGCCCTGATGCGCTTGGCATGGCGCTCCGTTTGCTTCGATGGACCCGACCAGCAGCAACGCTGCGATCAGGAATCCCCAGATGGCGATTGACTGTCTGATGACTGTTCCCCCTGCTCGATGGACTGCCACGAACGCAGGACGCCCAGAAGGGCGGTGAGGCCCGCGCTGATGGCGGCGAGGGTGACGCTGGGGTTACCCTCAATAAAGGTGTCGATGAACGCCACCATGACCACGACGGCCGCGGTCAGGATGGCGATGGTGCTGGGCCCTATCTTCGGGATCACTCGTCGTTCCCCTTCTCGCTGGTATCGGTCGGCTCTGCTGGCGGCGGCTCGATGACCTCAGTGCCGGCGGGCAGCGTCTCGGGTGCCATCTAGCTCTCCTTGTAGGTGCGCTTCCACGGACGCGCCTTTGCGCCCTCGTTGCCTGCCAGCCACTTCTTCATCTGCTCATCCCGCTTCTTTTTGCCGGTGCCATGCAGCCAAGGGCCGTAGGTCCAGCGGTCGTAGGTTCCCTTCGGGCCTGCGCGGAACGCATACGGCGACGGGCGCTGCACGCGGACGGCCTGCGTCCAGTAATCGGGGTTCGCCAGGGCGTACTTCTTCATCTGCTGGTTGCGGGCTTCGGGCGTCGGCCAGCCGCCGTAGAGCTTCACGGCAAGGTCGTCGAACCCGTAGCCGTCCACCGTGGCCTGCACGCCTGGCTTCCCGCAGCCGGGGATGCTGATGACCTGCCAGCCATCCGACCAGCTGCGAACGTAGGAACGGACACCGTTGGCGGCGTTGCCTTCAAGCGTGGCAAATCGGCCATCGGACCGAATCTGGTTGATAAAGCCGACGTGCAGCCCGTCGATGATGAACAGGTCTCCGGGCTTGGTGTCCCGGCTATGCCCGCCGTACCATCCCTTGCGCTGCGCCTTGTCGACCATCACGGCGGTCGACGGGCTCATGACGGTCTTGGCCGCGGCCTTGTACTTGGCGTCGGCCTTGCTGTTCTCGATGCAGTAGGCCACGAACATGGCGCACCACGGTTGCCCGCCGTTCGGCCATCCCCACGGCGCCTGGCACTCGTTCACGATGGGGTCGCCGCTCTTGTTGGGCGGGCCCTCCATCGCGCCGAGGTACTGGCTGGCCTTCCTCAGCGTGTATTGGCCGTTGCTGATCACAGGGTTCCCCCTAGGTGTTGTTGACGACGCCGACGATGATGCCGGTGATGGCACCGCCGGCCAGAAGCCACACGACGCGGCTGGTGGCGGCAGCCCCCTGCAGCCGGGCCCGCCACAGCTCGATTTCAAACACGCGCCCCTCGAGCTTGCCCAGGCGGCCGTTCGCCTCGGTCTGCAGCCGCACGACCTCAGCAATTTCATTACGCATGGCCTGCAGCTCCTTGCGAACGTACTCAGCCGCGTCAGGACTCATGCTGGCCCCAGGTCCTCGACCCAGAACTGGCGC